AAGGACGTCCCTGGTGAGTATTTATCATACCACTTCGGATGGAAGCAAGTCTATCGTGACTTGACTGATTTGTATGCCTTACCGGAGAAACTCTCGAAGCGTTACAGCTTCTTGATTAAACGTGCCGGTAAGCCTACAACTTTTCGGTCGAAGATTACTTTATCTTCGGCAGAAAAGGACGTCTCCGGCTTTGCTTATAGCACGGGCAACATCTTTTTGGAGGAAACCTCCACTAAGAGTCGCATCGAAAGGGAGCACGAGTTGCGCCTAGTTATAAACGCAACGTTCGACTTCCCTCCGCTCAACGTGCCCCATTTTCGCTCTCGAGAATTTCTTGAGCGAATTGGAGTCATACCAAGACCTACGGATTTATATAATTTAACTCCGTGGACTTGGCTAATTGACTATTTTACAGGTCTTGGTAATTATGTCGAAATAATCGACAACATTAACCATGACCCAAATCTAGTCAATTGGGGTCTTCTCACCGTTGTTACTCGCGGTAAGTTGATCACTGACTTTAAGTCAAAGACCTCCATGAGGAGTACCATAACTGTACAGCCTAATGCTGGTGTCACCGTTACTTCTTACGATGAAACCATGCACCAAAGCATATTCAGTTATGATTGTCAGACACGTAGTGATGTGTCTACACTCATGAGCATGAACGAAACTTCTGTGCCAACATCATTATCGGCTTATCAGAAGTCTATCCTCGGTGCTTTGCTCTTGCAAAGAACTGGGGAATCTAGGGCGGGGTCATTCCGACCTCGTTCCTAACGGCAGAACGCCGCATTCATTGCACAAGGAGACGTCATGTTACCCGATCCAGTAACCATCGCAGCAGCTGCACCTACGCCAGCACTTGTCCTTGCAATTATTCGCTCGGACCAGTATGGCTCGGAGCGAGTTGATACTGGTGGTAACGGTTATACCGTTATTACCAATCATACTCGACCGAAAGGTGGCGGAGACCGTCATTACGTACAAATCGTAAAGACTGTCAACGCAGTTGACCCCTACTCGGGGTTGACCAAGAAGAAAACTGCTTCTTGTTCGCTGACTATCAATCGGCCCGATTTTGGTTTTGACGATGCAGCAATGATTGCATTGTGCAAGGCCCTAACCGACTACCGAGACGATAGCGAGGTTACAACCGCCAAATTGCTACAGTTTCAGTCATAGTGGTGTTGGCATGAAGCCAGCACCGAACGACTATGAACCGAGCTTAGCAGTTTGGGTCGTTATTGGCCTCCTTATTTGGGGGGGCTACCTGCTTATTGCAGGGCTCCCTCCCGAATCAAGGGAAAGGCTAATAGCGAACATCGTTTCGGTATTCGTACCGAAATGATGCGGTATCAGGTGGAATTTCCTCCGCCTGGGAGTGGGATCATGACTCGGAATAGCTAACCTCATGGAGGTAACTATGAAAAGTCCGATCGTTCTCTTGCGAAGGTTGCTGAAAGATTTTCAGCGACTTAACCCTGACGTGAAAGGCCTCGAGCGTGATCTTAAAACGCTCGAGTCGCGGTTCGAACACGAAGGCTATGGCTTCCTAGCCATTGCCCTTGATGCCTTAGACCATGCCATTCTTCATGGCTTGCAGTCGCGGCATTTCCTCTGTCCCACTGGGTTTAAGAAAACCAAGCGGGGTGCCATCCCTGTATTTCTACAAGGTATGGTTCAGGAAGTGTTCGATCCGACCACCGGGATACTTAAGCAGGCTCCGAATATCGGAGTACTCAAGGATCTTCATCAAGTCCTGAGACTGTTTAAGAAAACTCAGTTGCTTGACGGTGAAGTTGAGAGACTTCACAAGAAGGCGGTCGATGAGTTTTTTGATTGTGAAAAGGAGGTAGGTGGGGCAAGTATGTCCAACCTAGTCGACTTTCACCATCAACTGTGTTTCGACCTTTGTCTTACGGACTCTCAGTTCAAAGAGTCTGAACAGAGCAAAGTTCAAACATGGTCCCGGTGCCGTTGTGGAAGGCTCCTCCCCCAACCAGAAGTGGTTGGAGGTGACGAATGCTGTAAGGAATGCAGCATTCGACTTGGAAGCTTACGGTTACGACACCCTAGAAGCCGCCCTGACACCATTGTCCGAAAGGACAGTGATTATGGACAGCTTCAGTTCGCAGCCCCCGCTCGAAAGAGCAAGCGGCGAGCTAAGTGTAGTATCTAACGGCCCCTTGTTCCTAAACAACGGAGCTTCGAGTCGTAAGGCTAAGCTAGTGACCGTGCCGAAGAAAAGTACTTCGAGACGAACTATCACTATAGAACCGGTGCTGTGTCAATTTATACAGCAAGGATTAAATATCCTTCTCAGGGAGTCTATCTCTGAGTGTCCCGTTCTATCTTTGTGCTTAGACTTATCCGACCAGAGCAAGAATCAAAAACTTGCACTGGAAGGATCCCTTCACGGCAACTGGGCAACCATCGATCTGAAGTCGGCATCGGACCTTTTATCAGTCCAACTGGTAGAAGCCGTTTTCCGATCTCGGGGTCCATTCTTGGACCACATGATGGATTGTCGATCCTCTTCCGTTACTAGCGGTGAACAAGCCACTAGTGACCTGAAGAAATTTGCCGGTATGGGTAACGCCTTAACCTTTCCAGTTCAGTCTATCTGCTTTGCGGTAGTTTGCATTGCATGTATTCTGGTCACTACTCATAAGAGAGTGAGCTACTGGAATGTAAGGCGCGCGGCTCGGCATATCCGGGTCTATGGTGATGATATCATCATCGATTCCAGGTATGCTCGTCAGTGTGTGCACTGGCTTCACGAAGTTGGCCTGAAGGTCAACCTAAAGAAGAGCTTTCTTGAAGGAAACTTCAGAGAAAGCTGCGGTGTCGAAGCATTTGCGGGAGTTGATATAACGCCCGTGTATCTCCGGTACCGCCCAGACGATGGATCGAAGGATCCTAGTGTTATTGCTGGATTAGTATCGACTTCAAACCAAGGATGGTTTGAGGGCCTTTACGAGTTCAGCACCTGTCTTAAAGAAGAAGTTGAAGAGAGATTAGGATATTCTCTTCCTCTTGTATCAATAAGATCTGGTTCACTAGGGTGGCACAATCGTAATGACGCTATGACAGCA